GATGTGACTGTAACCACAGCGTGGAGCGGTGGAGCCACAACTCTTGGCCTTGGCGGCGTTGGTGCAGCAACCTCTCTAACTGCTGCTGGAGCCATCCAAGGCAACGCAGTGGGCATCGTGGCGGCAAGTCCCGGTACTGACGCAACGCGCACGTCAAAGTGGCTCAACACAGGCACAGGCGATCACAGGCTGATCGTGACCACAGCAAACACTGGAAACGGTGTTGGCGCAGTTACCGTTGTCTATGCACAGAGCAACAACGTAACATAATTTATTGGTGGGGTTTCGGCCCCACCAGCAATTTATAGGAGGGTCAAAGTGGCTAACATTACAAGCATAAAAACGCTTTCTGAAAATACCAACGAAATAGTCATGGCATTCCAATTGCAATATGTGGACACTGCGGATGAAAATGCTGTAAAAAAAGTTGATGTCTCAACTTTGGCAAAAAGCGCAAACGGTGCGTCTTGCAACTCGGTCAGCCTTTTGGAGTGCTGGTGGATAATTCAAGGCATGACGGTTATGGTAGAGGCAGATGCTGGAACAGATGTGATTATGATGCACATGGCTGAAGATGATATTGGTTATCAAGACTTCAGCAAGTTTGGTGGATTGCCATCAACTGTAGAATATGGAAGCACAACTGGTGATATCATGTTCACAACAACTGGCCTTGGGGCCGCTGGCGATACATACAACATCGTGCTGCGGATGAAAAAACATTACGCATAGGATTGCTACATGGCGACTTCAGATACAGTAGCGTTTCGCCCAGATGTCGAAGAAATCATCGCAGAGGCATTTGAGCGGTGTGGGATCGATCCACAAACCCAAACAGGTTACAAGGCTGTGTCGGCAAGGCGCAGCCTAAACCTATTATTTAGTGAGTGGGCCAACCGAGGCATCAATTACTGGGCGGTAAAGCAACAGACGCTGACGCTGGTAAACGGCCAGACAACGCCCTACACGCTGCCTGTTGGCACTATAGACATTATGGACGCCGTCATTCGGGACAGCGCAGGCACAGACACGTCTGATCAAATCATTAATCGTGTGTCGATTGCCGACTACAATCAACTGCCAAACAAAACATCTTCGGGCAAGCCGTCACAGTATATGCTGGACAAGCAATACACGCCCCTTCTTTACATCTGGCAGATACCAAACGTCACCACATACAGCATGGTCTACTGGTCGGTAAATCAGCTTGATGACATCACGGCCAGCAATCAAGACGCTGACGTGCCATACCGCTGGAGTGACTGTATCTGCGCGGGGCTGGCAAGCAAGCTGGCGCTGAAAAACGCACCCGACAGGTTTCAAGTGTTGAACGAAATTTACGAGAGAGCATTTACGTTTGCGGCGGCGTCCGACAATGATGGCGTCAGTCTGAGGGTTCAGCCAACTGCGCTGAATTTATCGTAAATGGCAAAATACGCACGGGGCAAAAAATCTCAAGCAATTAGCGATAGAAGTGGCCTTCGCGTTCCCTATACGCAATTAAAAACGACTTGGGACGGCCTGCGCGTATCGCCAGAAGATTGGGAACCCAAAAACCCACAGCTAACGCCTGCAAAAAATGTCGTTGACGCTACCGCCCTGTTTAATCCACGGCCCGATAACGATCCCGAAAATGTCGAGGTATTTATTGGTTTTAATTTCGACATATTTGCTGATCGCAGATTAACAACTAATGTTGGAATTTCTGGTACAGCGTTTTCTGGACTTTCATCTTTAATTATTAACACAAATTTAGATGTAAATGGCGTTGGTGGTTCAGGAAGCTCCAGTGGGGAAGAGGTAGTTCTTGATCCTGCTGTAAGTGGCGTTTCTGGCAGCGGCGGTGTTGCCGTTGATCTTGATCAAGTTGTTACGCTGGCAGTGACAGTGCAAAATGTTGGTGGGGCAAACAAATACTTTATCGCTGGCGTTCAGCAAGACACGCTGGAATTAATGGAAGGCAGGACATATTATTTTGATCAGAGCGCATCTTCTAATTCTGGGCATCCGCTCAGATTCAGCACCACATCAAACGGAACGCATGGTGGGGGAAGTGAATACACAACAGGCGTGACAACATCAGGAACACCGGGTCAGGCCAATGCGTATACTCAGATAGTTGTTGCAGAAAATGCACCGACACTTTTCTATTATTGTTCGGTACATAGTGGGATGGGCGGTCAGGCAAATACTCCTGTATTCGCTTCTGTAGTGGTTGAATTAAGCGAGATCGCAACTGGTGTTGGTGGTGATGGTGACGTTGGGGATGAAATCCCTGCGGCGTTTGTGACAGGTGTTTCTGCAAGCGGTGGCGCAGGAGACGTTGGGGTCGAGACCCCATCAGTTATGCCAACGCCAAATGGTGTATCTGGAAATGGTGATGTAGGCTCTGAAACTATTCAACTATCAATAGCAGAAGATGGCGTTGGTGGCGCAGGGGCGGTTGGAAACATAACCGAAGAAGGCACAGAAAATGCGAATGGTGTTTCTGGGACAGGAGCAATCGGCGCAGAAACTCCAGAAATGTCAGAAGCTGTTTCTGGGCTGGCTGGCAATGGAGGTGTTGGAGCATCTAGCTTTGAATTAACCAAAACTCAATCTGGAGTTTCTGGAAGCGGTGATGTCGGTGTTGAAATTCCTGTCGCGCATCCAAGCGGAGTTTCTGGTGGTGGAGGAACTGGCGCGGTTGGCGTTGAGGCTCTTGAAATATCAATTGATGAAGCTGGTGTTGGCGGCACAGGTGCAATCGGCAATCCAACATACGTTGCTGACTTGCAAGCTGGAGTTGCTGGGGTTGCTGGAACTGGTGCAATTGGAGCGTCTAGCTTTGAATTAACCAAGCCTCAATCTGGAGTTTCTGGTGATGGCGAAATTGGGCCAGAAATTGTTCAGCTTGAAATAATAGAAGCTGGTGTTGCTGGAACAGGTGGCGTTGGCTCAGAGGCTATCGACATATCAATTGCAGAAGCGGGTGTTTCTGGAACGGGCGCAGTCGGTGCTGAAGTATTAGAAATTACAGTGACAGAGACTGGCGTTGGTGGAACAGGTGCAATTGGCACAGTAACTGAAGAAGGCACAGAAGACGCTGCTGGAGTGGCTGGAGACGGCGATGTAGGTGCAGAAACAGTGCAGCTTGAAAAAGTAGAGACTGGCGTTGGTGGCACGGGTGGCGTTGGAAATGAAAGCATAGATATACTTGGCTGGGGCAATGCTGGCTGGGGAGAAGATGGATGGGGCGAATAATATGAGCTACACAACACTAAAAGCCAATATCCAAGATTTTTTGGAAGATGACTCAACAGAGTTTGTCGCATCAATTGATACGATAATAGCGCAGGCTGAAGAAATGGTATTTCAGCGACTGCCAAATTTGCCCTGTTTCCGACAGACCTCTGCAGCAGCCAATCTTATTCAAGGTTGGGGTTTGTATACAATTCCAACAGCTAGGATGATCCGTCAGGTTTCCATAACAGACACAAATGTTGTGACGTATCTCGACCACAGGGTGGATTCTTACATCCGCGACTATTGGCCCAATCCAACGACTCAAGGCACCCCACGCATGTACAGCACAGATAGCGCAGGAACGGCTGGAACGGTCATTACACTGGCTCCCACGCCCTCTGCAGCCTTGGCCTACAGCGTAGATTTCATCGCCCCTGAGACGGGGCTAAGTAATTCCAATCCCAATACTTGGATTGACACTAACGCCTCCACAGTTCTTCTTGCTGCGGCTCTGTACGAGGCTTCTGCGTTCTTAAAAGCGCCAGAAACTTTATCTCTGTATAAAACCCAGTTTGACGAAGCCGTCCAACTTACTGTACAAGAGATGCAACGCGACTACGCAGCAGAATACAATGGAGGCATATAATGTCAATTTCACAAGCAATGAGTACGTTATTTAAAAAAGACGTATTGTTGGGCGACCATCATCTCGACAGTGACGTAATAATGATTGCGTTGTACACCAGCAGCGCAAGTCTAGGTGCGGCAACGGATGGTTACGTCACCTCTGGTCAGGTTGCAAACGGCAATGGCTACACAACAGGCGGTGTTGCGCTGGCAAGTAAGGCAGTAACAGAAAACAGCACCAGTGGTGTTTTTGATGCGGCTGATCCACAGTGGACAAGCGCGACATTTACTGCCCGTGGTGCTTTGATTTACAACAAGACGCTGGGCGATGCCTCTTCAAACTCAAGAGGCGCAATCGCAATTCTTGATTTTGGCGGTGACTTCTCTGTTTCTGGAGGTACTTTTAAAATTGTATTCCCAGCAGCAACTGCAAACACCGCAATTGTAAGGATCGACTAAAATGGCTTCATCCTATGACAACGACTTACGCCTCAATGAGCAAGGCACTGGAGATAACAGTGGGTCATGGGGTACGGTCACGAACCTAAACTTAGAAATGATTGCGGAGGCGTTCAGCTACGGCACACGTGTTATTGCCAACGCCTCCTCAGATACCATAACACTCGCGGATGGCGCACTGGATGCTGACCGCAGTATGTACTTGAGATTGAGTGGTGGCGGTCAGGCTTGCACAGTCAGCCTCTTGCCCAACACTGTTTCAAAAGTTTGGATGATTGAGAACGCAACGTCTGCAACTCTGACATTCACCCAAGGTTCTGGAGCAAATGTTGCGGTGCTTGCTGGTCAGGTCAAAATGATCGCCACAGATGGCGCAGGATCAGGTGCAGTTGTTTACGATCTTTTGACAGACGTAAATCTGGCTGGGACAACTGTAACTGACATTATTACTTCAAACCAAGCCACTGTTGATGATATCGATCTGAACGGCAAAGTCATTACGATGACTGGATCGGCTGGAGACACAGCCACAATAACTGTCGCAGCAGATGGTGCGTTGGCAATTGCCACAACAGACGCAGCCGCAGCCGCAGCCAACATATCCATTACGGCTGACGGCACATTTACTGCTACAGGAACAACAGTTACTTTGACTTCATCTGGTGCTTTGAGTGCCGCAGGAACAACCATCACATTGGACAGTGCTGGCGATATTATTCTGGATGCTGATGGGGCAGATGTAATATTTAAAGATGGCGGCACAGCCATTGGAACTATAACCAACGCATCCAGTGACCTTGTCATCAAATCTAATGTCCAAGACAAAGACATCTTGCTGAAAGGTGATGACGGAGCCTCAGAAATTACTGCCTTGACGCTTGATATGTCTGAGGCTGGTGCGGCTACGTTCAACAGCACTGTTACACGCGCCCTGACACGCGGCTCTATTGATGTTGGAAATAGCTCTGGTGTGTCTGCACCTCTGGCAAAAGGTTCTGCGGGAACATTTTTAACTTCTGATGGCACTGATTTGTCATTTGCTGCTGTCAGCGCGGGTTACGATCAGGTTACATTTCCCTCCGATTGGACTTCCCCCGACGAAACTTTTAATTCTAGCGGCACTTACACAAAGCCCAGCGGCGTTGCTGATGACGATTATATTTGGATTTATTTGATAGGCGGCGGCGGTCCCGGATGCAGTTCTGGAAGAGCAAACGGAGGGAAAGCTGGCAATACTGCTGGGTATGTTGGAGGTTCAGCGGGTGGGGGAGCTACTTTGCTATACGGGAAAGCAAAATTTTTTACTGGTGGAGCAATGGTTGTCGGTGCCGCTTATCCGTTTTCTGCCATACCCAGTGGCACGACTTTCTATTATGACTCTAACATAGCTGGTAATCCTTCAACTTTCACTTTAACAAGCAGCAACGGTTCTGTCGCTTATAGCACTAATAACGGCGGCTCTCCTTCTACTGACAATGTTAATTCTAGGGTCATCCAAGTTGACGGAGCAGGAAGCGTAAGCGATGATTATTTACACTCTCAAGTGGCTTCACCAACTATATTTTCCTTGGACACCGCTACAACCGCTGTGGCTGCTGCCAATGCGTTTGAGATGCCAAACCTAAGTAGCGGCAACGGCGTATCCACCACTCAACAAACAAGTGTATTTGCTGGCGGTAACGCTGGCGCAAGGCCGTACAATTTCGGCGCTTTGCCGACTATTTTACAGGGAACCTCAATTCTAGCGGGTGCTGGCGGAATTTTAAATGGTACAGATGGGCAATTTCCGGGAGGTGCTGGGCGGTCTGTTACTGGTACTGGTGTTGGTGGTGATGGTGCTGCTGGTCAAATAAGGATTTATCATGTCTAAAACTTGGTACAATAAAACAACCGGCGATGGCGCAGCATTTGAAGATGCTGAAGATATGTCAAACTGGCCTGACTTTCAAGAAACAAGGCCAATCGTAACGCTCACAGCAGAGCAAATACGCGCAGAGCGTGACACATTATTAGCTGCGTCTGACTACATGGCCTTGGCTGACAGGATTACTGATGATTGGCGCACTTATCGTCAGGCACTGCGTGACGTACCTACACAAGCTGAGTTCCCCACAGATGTGACTTGGCCCGTTGAGCCTATC